GCCGACCGCATGACCGTTGGCAAGTCCGACGAAGTGGTCTGCACGGTCGATCTCGTCTATACGGACGGCGGCAGCACCTACAACTTCCATGCGACCGGCGTCATTATGAAGGGTCAGGGTACGTCCTCCGCCGCATACGGCGAAGCCGCCCTCAACCTCGACCTCGACTTTTCTAAGGCGATCTGGGAGAACGGCGCGGGCGAGCGCATCGAGACGTTCGCCATGACGGAAAACGACATCCCTGTGTCGTACTTCAATATCAAGCTGAACGTGGCGTCCAGCGAGAACGCGAACAACACCGTTCTGGCCGACGACTACAACAACTTCCAGCCCTTCCTGTCCGAAGGCCGCCGTGCTGACGCCCGCGTCCGTGATACCGTCAAGGGCTACCCCTGCGCCGTATTCTTCACCAACACCGGCACGAACGCCGTGAGCGTTGGCGCACGGTCTGTCGGCGCAGGCGCGACGATCCTGTACGGCAATGGCGACATGAACAACTCGAAGAAAAACTTTGCAGTGTTCGGCCAGACCGGCGAGCATCCGCTTCAGTGCTGCGTTGAGATTTCCAACAACATTGCCAGCCAGTGTCTGTTCAAGTCTGCTGACCTCACCTCGGAGACATGGGACGGCAACGGGGCCTTTGAGTTCCGCTATCCCAAGAATCCCACCGCAGAGATGAAAGCGGCGTTCCAGACCATGCTGTCGTGGGTGGTTTCCACCGATACTACCGCGCCGACCGGAAATGCGCTCAGTGCGCCCGTGACCTACGGCGGGACGACCTACACGAACGACACGAAGGAGTACCGGGCGGCGAAGTTCAAGGCTGAAGTCGGCAACTACTTTACTGTGGACAGCCTGCTCTACCACTACCTGTTCACCGAGCGCCACTGCATGATCGACAACCGCGCCAAGAACGTTTTCATCTCTTATGAATATGATCCTGACGTGCAGGACTACCGCTGGAACGTCTGCAAGGACTACGATAACGACACCGCAGACGGCAACGACAACGAAGGCGGTCTGACCTTCAGCTACGGCCTTGAAGACACCGACAGCGTGGGCACCAAGCCTGTATTCAACGCCTCGTCCTCTGTGCTCTGGTGCAATGTCCGTGACTGCCTTGGCGCAGAGCTGGAAGCCATGTTCAAGGACCGAGAGGCGGCGGGTGCGTGGAGCGCCGAACGCATCCTTGCCAAATTTGCCGCGCATCAGGCGGCGCGCCCGGAAGCGTTGGTGGCCGAAGATATGTGGGGCAAATACTTCATGCCCTATATCAACAACGGCAACACCGCGTACATTGACATGATGCAGGGCAACAAGACCGACCAGCGTACCCAGTTCGAGACATACCAAGAGGGCTATATGTCCTCCAAGTATTACGGCTCTGTGGCCGTGAACGATAAAATTCAGTTCAGAGGCAACACCCCGAACGAGTGGGCGGGTGTCACGCCGACCGGCAACTTCTCCATCACCCC